GAAGCCAGTGCGTCTTTTATTTTCTTGCACTTCACGAGGGCTCGGCGCCAATCGTAGGGGATGCGGTGTGTGATCTTCTGTTCTGCCTTCGCCAAGCGAGAGACATTACTTCGGACCAACTCCACAAACCCTGCTTTCGTAACCGAGGCCTCCCTTGCGAAGCCTATAACGTCCTGGATCTCTGCTCCCATCCATAGAGCAGACACATTTGTTTTCTTTTGAAGAGTGCACCGGTCAAAGCAGGTTGAATTGATCTCCGCGGTCTCAGGGCTCGATAAGGTTTTATCCCAGTTGGATTTTAAACCAACTTTGGCACCCTCCCGGAATATACCGCTGGCAAGATCTCCGCCACTAGTGCTCTTCGTTAACAAGTCATCACCATTAATCAAGCACGGGTGCTTGCGCCACTCTTTCACGGTGATGTCCCTTTTTTCAAGTAGGGAACTGAGGGCGAGGTCGACGACGGTTTTGTTGATTAGGCATAACAACGGAAAGCTCATAGGACTTCCCATGGGCTGACCGCTTGTAGCGGACTGGTAAGAGGCCTCAGCGTCAAGCCACAGCTTGAGGTCGCCTACTACTCTTAAACACCTAATCTCCTCTTCTGTCAACCCCTCAGCTCTTTCTATCAAAATTTCGATAGCTCTCCGTACGTACGCTATCTTAATATTGTCAGTTGCCTTCTCGTAGTCGAAAGACAACCATTGCTTTCCCTCGGCAGCTTTGTCGAGGTGGAGAAGCCGCTCATGGGTCGGGCTACCCACAAGAAGCCATCCCTTCCTTTCAATCGATCCGTAAAGAGCGCGGTGTAGCGGGGTTAGAATCGAAACGTTATACCCCGAGTAGAGTGTAACGAGTCTAAACTTCCCCGAACTAAGCACACCTGTGGGTTCGCACTTGTCCGAGAATTCCTCCTCGTTCCAGTTCCCACCTACGCACCGCGTATTGTTCTTCGTGGCGTTCCCATTAGGGACATAGGGGCGCCACGCCGCGGACCGATTCCATCCCGTTTCGACGTTAGAGCGGAAAGCCTTAACGAACCTTTCCAAGTGCTCCTCATCTACTTCTTGAGGGGATAACCTTTCCTTTGTCCAATTATCCATCCTGTCATCTGGCAGGTTTTTGCAGAATTCACAGGTTCTTTTCTCCACCTTGGCGGTGGATTTGATGGACAGCGCGTCAGCTAAGGTAAGCTGTGTTCCGCTGAACATTGAAGTCACTGCCGTACGGAGTGAACCGCACGGGA